GCGACAGTAATCGGTAGGATAGGCTTGAGCAGTTCGATCTCGTACGTCACCCAAAGCTGGCCAATGGTAACATCGGCCGCCGTCGACAACCCCTCTGTGGCTACCTGCAACTTACCCATGTCATAGAACCTCTTGTCAGAGGTGGAGCCTGAATCGGCTGCCGGATCATAGACAGAGAATGGGTCGTTCCGCCGCAACGCAGTGGCACATTCAATAGGATGCAACGCACCTTTGCTGGGCTTAACGGCCACAGCATACTCGCTGTTCTCCATCTGAAGTGCGGACGTGTACGGCAGATCGTTAACGTTGTAGTTGGTAGCTAGGATCACCTGTCCCATGCCACCACCAGCGGCATAATCTGAGGTAAGTGGCTTGTAAACTGCCACCATTCCCAGAATCTTATACTGCTGGTAGTTGCGGGCAACACCCGACAACCAGGGAAAGAGGAGCTCATTCCCTGGATTAATGTCATAGGTCTTGTTGGTAAAAGTGGTCCCTGAGGACTTGACATTAGCAACAAACTCCCGGTGCTTAATGACAGTCTTGTCAGGTTGGTTGGTGAAGTGGGGGACCTCACCGCCATGAGTAGTGGCGGCGCCTCCCACCTCATAGTCACCCACACCCGTAATGGATGCTAGGTAACGACCCGCCGCGGCACCCTTCGGCCCGAGCATGGCTCCACCCGCCGCGGCAAATGTACCGGGGGGTAGAGCGACGCGCAGGGCCTTGGATACCGCCGCACTCACCATGTTTCCCAAATTCTGGGGCTTCGTCTTCGTCGTGTTCGCTTTAATTGGCGCATTAGGTGTGTTGCGCCTATTGCTATTCCTAGCCATTGTGCGTGTTTATTTATATATAGCCTGTGTTGTGTCTTCCTACTATATTATCGGGAGCGGTAGGAAGAGCCCTGGGCTTTCATGGTTCATTTGTCCATACTGCATATTTCGGTACATCTCCTCAATCACCTCCTGCTCCCGAGGCGTAACGCCGAAGGTGTTGTAAAACGAAACACGGTTCTCAACCGTGACGTTCCCAGATGATGACATATCTTTGCACAAGTAGTAAAGTCCAGTACCGTACAGTTCATCCCGATTGAACCTCGACGCTCTTGGCATTGAGCCATAAAACGCGGAATAGATCGGGACGGAACCGTAGCATGCCAGCCCACCGACGGCTACTTGCTTGATCCACCGCTCGGCTTGATCGATTGTTTTGAGACAATAACAATCTTTGCTCAAAGCATCGAGCTTGCGGACCATAAGCCACCTACCGTCAATGAAGCAAGGCTGCGTTTGGCAGAACTCAATATGCTCAAACTTGTCGACAATGCCTTCTACTTTCAACGTGAAACCCATGGTGTTGAACCAATCAGTTGGTGAAAGCATGGTGGGTGGAATCACCCGGCGTTGAATGGTGGTGTACACCTTCGACCAGTTTGTCGGGTCAACTACCGCTAGCCTCTTAATTTCCTCACGCCCCCCCGTACGGTCCTTCATGTCGGCATAGGCTGTGCGCGACATGATAACCACACAATCATCCCCATTGTCAACGAAATTAACGTCAACACGTGGGGTGTAGCCCAAGTAGTCCACGTAGTACGAATAAAGAAGTCCACACATTATAAGTTTGTTTCCCAATGATGTGTTCATATCTCCACTCATCCGTGAACCGCGTTTGTTGTAGCTAATCTTGTGTAGTTGTCCGGACTCGTCCAAAACGTATGCCCTACCGACGTTACGTATCGTCGAGTTAAGGCACCAGTCAAGGGTAGCGTAATTCGGATCATTCTGAAACATATGGCGGTATGTTGTGTGTTCCCAACCGAGAGCAACGTCTGAAATGTGCTGGTCCATCCTCGACAGGTCTAACGACACTGCTACTGGATCGACGATCTCGTCCCATGCATCCCGTAGCATATGGCCGATCTGCTCAGCGTTCTGCCCACAAACCACCGTGGGCCGGCCGAACACTCGGTCAATCGCCTTATAAACAACCTTCTCCGCGGGACGAATGAAACATCCAAAGATTAGGTTGAAGACGACACCACGAGGCTGAATTATGCGTGGAGCGGGATCTGCCTTCTTCTTGAGACTGACCTTCTCTGCTTTGACAAACGAACAAACCCAGGAGGCCGAGTGCGGCATGCCCTTCTTGAGATACTCTTCCTTCGCAAACTGGTAAACCGCTCGTTTGTGTGGCGGGGACGTCTCGACGAAATGATCGAGACTCATCCGACACACAGGTGATAAGTTGTCCCAAAGCTTGCTACGAAATTGCATCATGTTCATGAAGAACTGCGCACGCACTGGTTTGGGTGGGGAGACAAGTGCCCTCACCCCACCTACCTGGCCTTCAACAAAATAAACTCGCTCTATGAGTGCCCTAAGTATGTTTACAAGAGTGTTGTTGTGTACTACGTATTGTACATCCGCACGCCTTCTACCTACAAACTCTACGTAGCGGCGGACTGGTGCTTTTGGCTTACCCACACCGGGCGTCAGGGTGATCCCCACAACCTCGAGTTTACCGGTACCACGATGGTCAATCGAGGTGTTCATCCCTTGGCGCTCGACGGGGCCCCACTATACGGGGCGCCGCTCAGGCCCGAGATTCAATAGCGCTAGCCCAGCTTCATCGTAAACCGTGTGGATGAAACACGCGTTGACGCATGCCTCACGGATGCGACTACGGATGACGTTACTGAGCTTAAGGCTCTCGAAGACCTCCTCGGCGTGGCGAGCCACTATCAAACGGTTTGCTTTTGTGTGCTCGGCCATTGCCTCCTTGCTGACTTTCGTAAAAATGGTATTGCGAACATTGAACACAATGTCCCTCATCTTCAGTAGTTCCTGGTCCACCCTCCGGCGAGCTTGACGGCGTGCTGCACGAGCACGCATATGGTTGAGCCAGCCAGAGTCGATCCGAACCCAAGTGAAGAAGGTCCACAGTGTTTCGCGCCATGACTCGTCGTTAATGGCATCAAGCATGTCGACGTGTCGTTGGTCAGCAGGACGGTTGGCAGGAACATCGCCAAGCACGTCATCTTCCTTCGCGACGGTGTCCCAGACGTCAGCCCGGGTCGTTGGCCGAAGCGAAGTAATAAGCAAATAAATAATCAAGCACCCTACAACTACACTAGTAAAATACACTATGCCCCAAACAATATCTACGTCCGACGCCTCGTGACCAAGACGCACACTGTTCATCCCTGCACGAAAAGATGCAATCGTGAAAGCACGAAAGGATGCAGTCGAGAATCCGTCACCCCCGACCACACCCTGTACAGTGTGGGCAACGCGTCTGGTCGCGTCGGTGATGGTGTTGCGAAATGGAACACCATCAAGCCGGGTAGGAATGCTACCCAGCGTGTGCATCTGGTAGATCAGGCTGGCGAGGCCGATCACTACCAGACACACAACGCGGACTTGCAGCCGTATCATGGCTTGCCGCGTGCCAAACCCCCAAGAAAATGGGAGACAAAC